TGTCCACTGTAATCCCTGACATTTTCAAGAAGCGGATAATAGGAACCCAGCCCATGCGTAATCGTTGCCATTTCAAATATATTTCTTGCTTCTGTATCTGTTATGTCTCGTAAGAATATTTTTACATGGGCTACTGAACCTAACCAAAAAGATGAAGTAGCATCTCCTCTCGTGCCTATCTTAACGCTGCCAATTCCTCCATATCCCTCTACAGCTTCGCTTTCGCCTAAAGAGACTCCGTTAAAATATCCTTTATATGTTTGGCGTACCCTATTCCACGCAAATATCAAATGATGCCATTTGTAATCATTCAGCCAGGAATCGCTGCCTAATGATTTACTTCTCATCCAAAACAACGAGCCTCCCCCAGCAATAATCCAATCAGAACTATATCCTACCAATGAATGCGCCTGACATACTGCGTAACTTGCTGAAAGCTCTGTTTTTCTCACCCACGAACAAATACTAAAATTACCACTTCCGCTATAATCTCTTGAATCTTCTGTATCGATAAATGATTCGCCGTCAAATAGCGCGTAACCATTTTTCTGCTCATCGTATGCAGGATACAGCCCTCTGCATTTAATCTTTTCTAAAGACGGAAGAGTAAGTCTCTTTCTGCTTAAATCTATACTATGCACAGACATAATTTGACTCCCCTAAGAAACTATATTAACCGGTCTGATACGCAACGAATCAATTCTTGGCGTTACTCCACTTGAGCCATCACACCTAAAATATAAACATGGAGCGCCACATATATGAAGACGTCGTATTTCGTTTTTCTGAACGGTAATTGTTTCCGCATCATGAAAATTAAAATCTTCATCATCCTGACCAAAAATCGGTGTAATATCCCAAGACGGGTCGGTTCCGCTCAGCTTTATATAAACGTCGATATACTCCCATCCTGTCAAATCATGGCAGTCGGCAAAATTAGCAGGATTGCCTGCATCATCTGACGTGACATTTGTTCTGACGTCTATAGTCTCGCCATATTCAACCTTTAAGCGTTTGCCTGTATCTACAACATCATAAGGACCATTCATTGTCTTAAACTCCTTTAGATTTTAAAAAGGAATCCACCCCAACGCTTAGCCGGGGCAAATTCCTTGTCTTTGATTTACGCATCAACTTTTAAAAGATGAGCAAAATATGGATCAATAACAATCTCGTCAACATGCTGGCGCACACGAAAGATATCGCTTCTAATATCCTCGGCTCGATACTGCTCAACAACGGCATTCTCGGGACTATCTGATGTCCAAAGGAATGTCCTGCCGATTCCAGGCTGAGATAAATCCTGACCGTTTTCTACAACCAAAGCTAAGAGTGCATAGTCATCACTCCAGATATCTCCACTAACAAATGACTTGCCTTCTTTTGCTGTATTGCGAATTGCCTTGCCCTCAAGAATATACTTAACCCCAAAAAGATCCGCAAACGCCTGTCTTATCTCGGCGTCTGTTGGCCGTGAAGTATATTTGATAAGGTCAATGATCTCAGTGTTTGATTTAAGACGTTCAATGTTTGTTGAACTTAAGATCAATGAATTAGGCATCATTCCGCAATTTGATCGTATCTTTGCTTTTGCCGCACGGATTTGATCAATAACCTTGCTTGCGATGTCATCCCAAGGATTGGTAGAATGATCGGTATAAAGAGATGCTCCTGTAAAGACGCCTGTATTAAACAATTCATCTGCAATACGTTTTTCCTGAGCCTGCAATACTCTGCGAGTAGTAATTTTACTCGTTACAAGTTCAGCATTAAAGTCACTGGCATACATAGAACGCTCACTGTCATCCAATGCGCCTTCAAGCCCATGCTCTTGGCAATTGTATGATTTATCTTTTGCGCTGAAGCCATCACGGTTGTAATTTCCTCGAGTAGCTCTTTTTGTGTCTGCATCACGCGTAATGCTTTCACGTGTAATTGCAGGAAATACAGACTTCTGCTTTTGAGTTCTAAAAAGCGGTAATATCTGCGTACCGATAAACTCATTTGCCTGCTCAACGTATTCCATTACTGCCACGCCTAAATCCATGCGTGGTGTTGCTCTTGCTCCTTGATATTCAACTCCCATTTTGTATCCCTCCTTAATTTTTACACGTTAGTGTGAAAATTAACCCCGAAGCTTAATCTAAAATTATCGAAGAGAATTTTAAATTGTTTAAGCAAGGGGCAATTTCTTAAACCAATATTCCTTCAATGACTTCACCGTCGCTTGTTGATGCCTCAAGCGCTTTTCCAATAGCTGAACCATTAGCAGATGCCACCTTGCCATCATTGGCAGCGAAAAAATCTGCACCAGCAGCTATTGCATCTACTGCAACAACTTTAAATGTCCTGCCTCTGGTTTTAAGATTGACCGTGATAAAATCATCTTGAACTACCTTTGCCGCTGTAATTCCAATAAAATCCTCACCAGCATCTGCATACTCAACTTGACTTCCGCTTCCAGTGCTTAGCTTGACTCTGCGATGTGCCTCTAAATCCTCTCCCGCTACAAATGCTTTTGCTCCTAAATTTTCTTGTGACATTTTTTATCCCCTTTCTTTTAGTCCTTTTTTTTATTCCCTTTTATTTATTTCTTTTTATTATCGCTTTTCAGCCGTTGCCTGCAAAGCATCGGTCATACTGCAATTATGTTCTTTCTTGTAAGCCTCTGCTTTTTCAAGATGTGATAGCTTTGGTTTACCCTCAGGCTCATCGCCATCAGGCCCTGGGTTTTCAGGTGATTCCTTTTTCAAACTCTCGAGCTGTTTTTCCTGAAACTTAATAACGGCTTGGTCTAGACTTAAACCGTTTTCAACAGCTTCAAGAGCAAGACCGCTCATGTCTTTAAACGTTACTGCCTTGTTAAGTATTGATAAAACACGTTCTTTTTCCTGCTTCACGCCTTCATCTAAACCTGCCTTTTTTCCTTCTTCAACTCCGCTTAAATGAACAGCATTAAAAACATCTTCTTTTTCTTGTCTTAACTGCTCTACTGTTAAATTCTCAAGCATAGCTATTTCCTCCTGTTTGTTAAATTGTGTTTGTTTAATATTCTTGTTTACGCGATACCTATCTAAAAAGGCAATCACGCCCTCAACAGCTTGTGGCTGTTGTAAAAATTTATCTAAAAATGATGTCATCTCTGCTGACGGCTTAACGCTATCTGAAAAAAATGGCACCCCAAACAAACCGTCATTCGCCGCAGGATCGTCTACGACATCGATTGAAAAAAGTTTTTTAATGCGGATAAAAGGCGGCAACTCATTGCCTTCTAAATCCTTATCTTTGCGCTTTTCGCTATCCCAATGAATAACCATTGATGAACCAAATGCATCTGGATCGCTTTTTGCTAGATCCATTACATAATTTCCCAAATCACCATCAGGCGTATTGAAAGCTGTTTTATCGACATAAAGATCTGCACGGACGATATCATCCTCACGTCTAAAATTCTTTACTCTGCCTAAGAATGTCCCAAGAGCGGTACTGCTCATATTGGGATGACCAAACCGTGACTTGATTCCAGCTTTTGTTTCATTGCCTAATGCGACTACAGCATCTAATGCCATATCATCAAACTCACCTCTTGCGTCTTTTGTGATACCTTTTGTCACAACAGCAAAACCTTTAATAATGTTTTGCTCCTTACTAATACGAACGCCTGTGCCGCGAATTACATCTGTTCTGAAAAACTTATTTTGTATCATCTTCCACCTCTACTGTGATTTCTGTTGGCATTGCCATGCACTGTTTATTCATCATCTTTATCTTCTTCTTTTTCTTCCTTAGGCGTTTCAGTGCTTTGGGGCAATCCAAGTTCTTTGATTTTGTCGAGTTCTCGTTTTCTCTGCTCAAAACTTTCCTCCCAATCTTTACCACGTGCTGAATACAAATCTGAATGCGTTACTATTCCATTCTTAAGCCCAACCTCAGCTGCTTTGGCTTCTTTTAACGGATCCACCCATTCCCATCCCGGGGCAATCCATGAAGCAGATGTCCAATGCTTTTTCTTTTCATAAAATGAAACCGGGCCCAGCTCACCGCTTAAATAAGCCTCCTCAAGCACCATCTCCCATACAGGCTGGCAAAGTTTGCGTGCAAGCCATTCTTGTTTTACTTTAAAATATCTTCGTGCCTCTAATAATGCCGCGCGAGCACTTGAATAGTTTGTCTTTGAGAAATCCTTTGCAACTAACTCATAAGGCAATCCCAATGCCGATGATATTGCGCGCAAAATACGTTCAACAAATGGCTCAAATGTCGCACTTGGTCTTTGCGGATTAAATGACGTTATAGACTCGCCTGGCATAAGATGCTTAATCATTCCCGGCTCTAGAGACTCAACCATTTGCCCTGACGCATTCTTTTCATAAGCAGAATTTATAGCAACATCCATGGATGACTCAGATGTAATAAATATTGAGAAACATGCCGAGATACGCGCCGCAACAAGTTCTGCCTCCGTATACTCTGCTAAGTCTTTAAAGTAAGTTAAAACCGGTGCAAAAAATGGAACGCCGCGTGTCTGGCCAGCTCGTAACATTGGGTATAAATGAAAGACATTTTTTCTGCCAAATTTATTCTTTGCTGGAATTTCAATAAACTTTTTATCTTCATGCTTGCTATACCTAAAATCTCCGGGGTGTGTTTTCTGAATGAAATAAGAAACAGGCTCACCATTCTCGCCAATCTTAACTCCTGAACGTATTGATTTATCCCCACGTTTATCTGGCGGTGTATCTAAACGGTCTGACTCAACAATCTGCAAGCCTAATGAATAAGGTCTATTTTTGTCCTTTAGCATTAACGGAATAACAATCGCCTCGCCATTCTCAAGAATCTGCCTGTCAACTAACTGCTGGATTTCATAAAAATCCATACGCTCGCCTGCGTCAGAATATGGAAGCCATTTTTTCCATGCACGTTCTGCTTTCTTCTGAAAATTATTAGCTGACTTATCGCTTATCTTAAGAGCTTCTTTATCTACTCGAGACTGAGGTCTTATGCCTGTTCCGATGACATTTGTAGTCATTGTTGAGGTAATGCCTGAGGCGTGTGCGTCATTACGGTTTAGATCACGGCTTCTTTCACGAATACTGCCAAGCTCAGGAAGCAAATTCTCATCAGCTGAACCGCCACCCGGAAGCCATGATGATCGCATGCGGTTTCGACCTGCACCTTTATATGAACCAAAATGACTT